GCTTGTTAATCTAGATGTGACCTCTGTATATGCAAAGACACCCATGGCTACACCAGCAATGATTGCTAGCATATTTTTCATAGGCATACTTATTGATGTATTTTCACTTATTTTCATTTTCTATTTTCATTAATTGTTCATATATTGCAGAAGTTAAGCCTGGAGGAGCAGTTATAAAATCATGTTCACTCTTTACACACCCTGCTGTTAAAATAAATATAATTAAATATTTCATTTTTTTCTTTTCTTTTTAGGCTTAGATTGTAACATCTTTGCAATATTATCACAAAAATCATCAATTATCCCACAAAATTTTAAAATATAGTAATCTAATTTCATATTAATACCCAGGAGGTCCTCCAAATACCGCTAATAACACAAAACCAAGTATTAATACGGCTGTAAATCTATAGTCCATCCTACAATACTCCATATTATTTATCTTTCTCCATTAATGTTGCACGCATAATTAAAAAACTTTTAAAATCTTCTTCCATTATTTTTATTTTTTCTTCAAGTCTTTTCATTTTATCATTTGCAACAATAGTATTACCTTTGTTGGTTTCAATATTTAATAATAAGTGGTTTTGATTTTCTTGTAATCTAGCTATGTAAGTTTTAAAATTGTAAAGATGGGTATCGTTTATTACTTTGATTTCTGCTTTATTTTTATTAATAGTTTCTGTTAGACTTACAATATACTTAACACCCGTAAACGTTCCAACTACAAGAGATGCAACAACAGGTATCATTACTACATTTTTCTTTAACAGATCTACTAAATTCATATGGCATAAAATCCTTTATTAAAAAAGTACTACTCCGATCACAAACGCTACAACAGCAATAACTATTTCTTTTCTGTTATGTAGTTGCCAAACCATAAATTTATCTTTGTATTTATTTATCATCGTCTTCCTCCAAGTTTTTAAGATCATAGTCGTACATACCCTTTTCATGTTCATCTGTGATCCATTTCGCAGAATTTTCTACGGAGTATATTTTATCTGTTACTAATCTATTAATCAAGGTTTTGTTTGGGTCCACTCCCATAGAAGGATCATATATTTTTAGTCTATTATTTGGCTGTATTGCGTAGTTTCCATCGTCTAATTCTATAACGTGACCACATTTATGTTGATCTGGCTTCTCTGAATAACCGAAATTTAATTCGTTAAAATCTCCTGCGCACCAATCTATTGTAAATAAATACTTACCTTTTCTTTTTATATTACGTCTAGATTTATATTGCATTGTACATCCTGCAATTTCATAAAAAGTTGTAACACTTACATTGTAACTAAAACAATCCCACATAACTAATTCATCAAGTGGTAATTCTTTTACTCCAGGTTTAGTACAGAAAGCTGATATAGGTGCTCTCCACCATAAACCACCATCTTCCATTAAAAAATGAAACATAGGTACTCTGTTTGGTATAGAACTAAAACCAAATATTCCTACTTCAAAATATTTATCGTGTGAATCTTTTTGATCTCTTAAAAAGTTACCTCGAACGTAACATTCTATTACAGGTATGTTTGCATTTAAATATGCCATTACTTAATTTCACCCCAGTTAGCCCCCGACTCGTAATCTACTTTGTTAGGAACTTTTAATTTAACAGCAGATTCCATTATCTCTATAATTTGTTCTGCCTTTTCATCAGACTCAACAGAAATATCTACTTCATCATGAATCTGTATGTGGGGTATTATACCGTTTTCATAAAGTGCTACCATAGATTTTTTTGTCATATCAGCCGCACTACCTTGAATTAATTTATTTAAAGCCTTGTAAGTAAACGCACGTTTAAGTGGTTCATCATATTCTTTTCTAGCCATTTCTAATGGTAGTGGTTTAAATATACCAAATTGTGTAGGCTGCCATAAATCAAAATGACATGCACGTCCGCCTAAAGTTCTAATCTTACCTCTGTCTTCTGCTTTACGTGTTACGTTATCCATTAACTTTTTAACAAATGGTGCTTTTGTATGATACTGCCTAATTAATTTTTCTGCAGATTCTTTCATTAAACCTAGTTCAGCCATTAATTTATTTTTACCCATTCCATACATCAATCCAAGATTAATAGTTTTTGCTTGCTTACGTTCTATACCTGCCATGTCGGCCACGACTTGGTGAAAATCAGCGTCTCCGGCGTTGTATGCGCCAACAATTTCATCAACTCCCTCTAAATTTTGCAGTTTTGCGTAATGTACTAAAATTCTAGGTTCCTGCTGTGAATAGTCAAATGATCCCCAAGTAGTATTTTCTTCTGGAATAAATATAGATCTAATCATCGGTCCAAGTTCTGGATGTCTCGCTGGAATCTGCTGTAAGTTTGGATTACTCATAGAAAACCTACCGGTCACAGTCCCACCTTGATCTGATCTTATTTGATTTATGTCTGCATGGATTCTACCATTAGCAGAATGTTTTGTAATCGAATCTATAAAAGTTGTATGCGCTTTGTTAATTTCTCTTGCATCTGCAATAGATCTAGCTAATTCATGTGGATGGTTTTGTAAAAAATTTTTAGTAAAGCTAGGCTCATTACTTTTTTCTGTCCTGTCATAAGGTAGATTTAATTTATCAAAAGCTTTTGCAATACTTCGTGCTGCATGTATTTCTACATCAACTCCTGTTAACTCTTTTATTCTATTAATAATTTTAGACTCACGCTCCATTAAATTTTTCTTTAATTTGTCTGCGTGTTCAAGATTAACTCTTACACCTTTAAATCTCATATCAACTAAACAAGGAAATAGTTTTGTCTCTAAGTTAAATACATCCATAAGTTCTTGGTTATGTAATTCAACAATTAATCTCTGCCATAATTTTAATGTAGCTTCAGCATCACGTTCAGCATACTCACCTACATACATAGCAGGAAGTTTATACATTTCAGATTTAGGATTTACTGAATAACTTTTAGCTGCTTCGTTTAGTAATGTTTCATTCTTACCTATACCCACATAATGTTTAGCTAACGTATTTAATGCATAAGATAATCTATTCTCATCTATTAAAGAGGCTGCAATCATAGTGTCAACAATCTTACCTCTAATTTTTATACCTGCTTGTCTTAACCAACAAACATCATACATTGCATTGTGAAATATAAAGGTAGTTTTTTCTTGATTAACTAGATCCTGGACCCACTCTAAAACAAGTTTTTTATCCATATTTCCACCACCCTCATGACCTATCGGATAATAGCCTGACCAGCCCTCTACGGCTACCGCAACGCCAGCAATGTGTCCTCTTCCTATGACATTACCTGATCCTAACGTAGTTAATTCAGGATCATAAGTTTCTAAGTCAATAGATACTTCTTTGGCTCCTGATAAATCTTTTAATTCGTGAGGTGCAACCCATTCAGTTTCAGGTGCAAATAACGGGATCTGTGTTCTTCTCATTCGTAATCTCTCTCTTTCACCATTTCTAGATAATGTATAGCCTTATCTATATCTTGTATGCCTCCTTTTAGAGAGTGCCTACATATATACTTTATAGCGTTGCCTTCTGCGAAAAGCAACTTATTTTCATTAATAAATTCAGCAGGTTGTATCTTCATATTTTTATAATGTTTACCTCCTACTTGTTTTTCTAATGAGTCGTAATTTGCTTTTTTAAATATATCTTTATTTGTCATTTTTTTTCTCCTTATATTTTTTATATTCTTTTATTAATTTTTCTGATGGATGCCACACGTCAACTGCTGTATGACATTCAGGACACGAAAGATTACTAACTATATCATAATCCTCATTATCTTCTGTGTCGTGATCTCCACCCCATATTAGTTCTGTGTTACAATGCCAACATTTCATATTATATAAGCTCGATCAAAGTTTTTAGGATCTAACACATGCAATTCACGCTTCGCTCTCGTCGCTCCAGTATAAAATAATCTATGTAATTCATCTGGATCATGACTAAAAGTTTCTATCGCTGCACCTGTTAAGTCTTGCATAAGTAAAACGTTGTCGGCTTCTCCTCCTTTTGCTGCGTGTATGGTTGACATTTTTATACGAGGATTTTTATTTAACGTCTCACCATTCGCCCTCATGTTACGAATGTAAGTTTCTGTCATTGGATCTAAACCATTAAATGATTCATACCAAACTGTAGATACTAATAAACCATGGTCCGCTTGACACTCTTCTAATTTATATTTTACATCAGAGTGTAAAGTTTTACCTTTTTGAAAACCAACTAAAACATTATCACCAAGATACTCATAAATATTTTTAATTTCTAAATGGTTTAACAATTCACCCTTACGCCAATGTTCCCAATTATTTAATGCTAACAATAGTTTTAAAGATACAGAATTCATTCCCTTACATTGATAATACCATCCTTGAATCTCACATAAATCTTTAGCGTCTTCTAAAAAATAATTTGCAGAAGATAATACTAACCAATTACCTTGACTCATATCTACTTGTGTTATGTCAGAATATCTTGTTAACAATCCTTGTTCTTCTCTAGGTTTATATTCTTTAGGAAATCTATTTTGTACTTTGTTAATTATCTTTTGTGATAACTCATGTATAGGTCCTCCAGGTATACGATAAGATTGATCTAATGTTTGTATGTCATCGACTTCTTCCTTAAGTGCTATAAAATGATCCACGTCTGCACCGGCCCATTTAAATATAGCTTGGTCATCATCACCTGCAATGTAAGTTTTATGTGCTCTCTTCCAAATTTTTCTAACCATTTCCCACTGCAACAAAGATAAGTCTTGTGCCTCATCTATAAATAATACTTCAAAGGTAGATAAAGTTTCTTTTAATAAAAAGTCTTCTATTAAATCATTAAAGTCTTTTAGATTCTTTTCTTTTTTAAATCTTTTTAGTTCTTCTGCTAATAAAAATAATGTATTTCGTTCTATGTCTAATATATTTTTTCTAGAATCATAATACTCTAATAAATCCATTCGCTTTACAGCTGCTGTATTTATAATTGTAAGGTATTCATTATCAGAATTAAAAGTACCATCTTCATTAGAAAATTTTGCTGTCTTAATTGGTATGCCACATTTCTGACCAAATTCTTTATAGTCTTCTATCTTCATCATCTTTTCTTTAGTCATACCTAATTGATTAAATGCGTATGAGTGTAGAGTTCTAAAGAAAGGTAAATCATTTTCTTTATCTAAACCAAATTTATCTGCAGCTCTATCGGCTGCTTCTGTTGCAGCTTTTTTTGTAAAAGAAAAGTAACCTATTTGTCTAGGTCTAATCCCGTCTTTTAGAAATTCGTCCACTAAGTTTAACAACGTTGTTGTTTTTCCTGTCCCTGGCGGCCCTAATATTATTGTCTTCATATTTCTTTAACTTCCTTTCTGCTATTTCTAATTGTACTTGTGTTAACTCTAATTCTTCTTTTAGTTCTTGTATTATTAATCTAAATCTTAAATGCCAATTTGGTCCTATGTCTTTATCAAACTTCATTAAAAGTCCTCTTGTTGATAAGCAATTTTAGAAACTGTTGCTTCTAATTTTTTCATAGTTTTTATTTTAATAACTCTAGGTTGTTGAGATTTAACTCTTAGTCTTGTTTCTTCTACAAAAATATCATCTAATCTTTTAATTAAATTACCTGTTTTAATTTTATCCATATCCCAATTATTCTTTTTTAAGAATGAATAAAAATCTTCCATTCTAAAATATGTAAAACCTTCTTCCGTATATGGAAGTTTATTAAATATATCATCCATAGTTCTTGCACTTTGTCTGTTCGTAGTCCAATCTTGCAAGAGTCCTGTAATTTCATTAGTAGGATTTAAAGACTCTAGTGGTTCTACTTCTTGTAAATTTTGCATCATTGGTTTTAAAAAATGTTGTTTCCAATCTTTAGGTTTAGGTACAGGTACAACTAAATTAGCTTGATCTAAACATGCTAACGCAAACAAAGGTGGGCTATATAATTGTTCTGTCTTTAATTCTATTCTAGTTTTATCTACATTTAAAAACCACTGTGGAGGTGTTGATGTATATTTAGTCAAACTACCTAACACTGGCATTTCTTCTTCACCGAATCCTACACCAAATCTTTTAGTTCTACATAAACCAGATTGACATACTGAATTAATAGGTGCATCTTTACATCTATACTTGTCATAACCTTTTCTATTTACTGATTTAATTAATTGTTGAACTTCATTATTACTCAAAGCAGGATCCATATATTTTGAATTAGCTTTTACAATTTCATCTTCCCATGTATCTGGATGTGATTGTTTAAAATAAACTGCAATATTAAATAATGCATTGTTTCTAGAACCCTCACCAAAACCTATTGATGCTAATTTGTTTAAGCAAGGAGGTCCTCCAGGAAATGATTCTTCTATTTTTTTTTCTTCTGTTTTAATCGCTTCGACGGCTTCTTTACTACACGCGAAAACATCATAGAGCTTATAAAATTCCTCAAGTGTACAACCGGCGCCATTATCATTGATAGCATAACGTAGTCCTTTCATTTGATTGTGGTATGGTAAGTTTAAAAAATTTCCAGTGTCACCACGCTCCACTAAAATTTCAGTTTGTTTAGGAAATATTTCTGAGCCTTCATAACCTAATATGACAGACATTTGTTTTAATTTTGATTGCATCAATGATGCAGGTATATTTTCTTTAGTAAATAAAAAGACGTGTGCTCCGCCAGATTTAGATCTACAAACTACGAGGGGTAATTTATAATTCCTAATAGTTTTAATGAGGCTAGTGTGATCAAGGTTATATTCGTCAATATCAATGCACCCCCACCTACAATCATTATTTTCCGTGATAGGGATAATCCCAAGGGCTGCTCCTTTTCCTTCAAGATGATTGGTCCAAAGTTCGTCGGTGACGTCTTTACGAACAATAAAGGCTTTTCCTTGTTGTTTACCATTCTCTCCTCTGTCACCGGGTTGGTATTGTCCATATGCTATTGTTAATCCGCTAAAAATTTGTTTGAATTTATCCATATATTTCATTCTTCTTTCTTTGTAAAGGGGATCTTGCGATCCCCTTAAAACTAAATTTAATACGGTGTATTATCTTTAGCTTTCTCTTCCACATTCTCTTTTGTTTGCACGTTTCCTTTTGAGGCACTACTACTAAATTCTTTAGCCGATAGGTATAAAGATTTATCTTCCTGTCCCATAATTCTGTCTTGTGTTATAGACCACCCATACCAAGAACCTTTATCGTTCTTTTGTATAGCTGATGCTAAATTATACACAACTCCATGCATTGGTGGTATTGCATACCCACCCTTACCATCAGCAATTTGTATGGTCTTCATCATAGAATTCCAATTTTTACTGACAGAAAGTTGCGAAGATTTCATAGTAATCAACGCGGGCGTCATTCCACCTGCTTTTGTTTCCATTAACACATAGTAGTAAGCAGTTTCTTCTAAATAATTACCATTAGGTAATCTAATTTTAGATCCTTCTCTCTTACCTGTTTGTATAAGCGGACTATTAGGTAAATGTACTGCTACTGTAGTAGCCATTCCATCTCCTTTGTCCGATTTTTCTGGAAAGTCTTTTTTATAATAACAAGAAATTACTTTAATTCCTTTTTTACCATCAAATACCTCGTTGGTAACATTATTAAAAATCATACCAGGTTTCGCACCTTCTATGTATTTACCATCACCCTCATTTACTTGAGCGGATAGTTGTCCTAAGATTCTAACATAAGGTAACGCCATGTCATCTTGTGTCATATTCTCAAAACCTTGTTGTAGATCATCGCCAAACAAAGCTACTGATCCTGTTTCTTTTTTCATTACTTCATTACTCATTTTTCTTTATCCTTTATTAGTTATTTCCGACTTATTTTAGTTTTATCTTTAATCCAAAGACTAAAGCTATCAGAAGGCATGTCAAGGCCGGCCTCAACACGCTCCTGATATAGAGCTGATAAAGTATTCCAAGCCACATCAGATTTCTGTTGTGGTTCAAAACCATTGTCAGCTGCAAGTCGAAGCAATTGCTCCGCCTTGTTATCTTCTCCCTTACCAAAAGAAACAGTCACATTGTTTTTAATAATGTCACCCAATCCTTGGTCACGAAGCCATTGTAGAGCAGCTTCCCTTTTAAGATCATCTTTGGGTACTGTTGCTCTGAATTCTTTACGTACAGAAACTTTAGATCCATCAGCTAATTTAATTTCCGATAAACCTTGTTCAGCTAATAGTTCTGGTATTACTCTAGAACCAATATCATCTGCCTCTGCTTTTTTATTTTTTAATTGTTCCTCTAGTGCAGCAATCTCATCTTCTTTTGCTTTAAGTTTTACACATTCTGCAGCTATGGTCGTTATCTCTACGTTGTCTAAAAGATCGCTAGAATCTTTTAACATCATTTCATTTACTTCACTCATATTTCTTCTTTCTAGTTATAAAAGTCTAATTCTAATGGGTAGTATCTATACTCTCTTCTATCCCATTTTAAAACATTAAACTTTCCGTTAGTTACATCACTTATAGCAATATTGCAAATCCCAATTATAATAGGATCTCCTATTGCTAACAAATAATCTTGTGGTCTTATATTTTGTAAATTTTTTTTCATTTTTCTCACAAATGGAGAAGTAGAATAAATTGCTTGTGACTCTGGTCCTGTGTTTGGTAAACAAATTACAAGATATCCAAAATCAGATGCACTTAATATATTTATATTTGCCGGTGGTTGTTGTGCAACATAGACAAATTTTTCTTCAGGATTATTTTTATAAAAATCTAAAAATTCTGCTAAAGAATTTGGTTTATATAATTCAAATATTTTGTTTTTCATTCTAAATTTCTTTTTTCTTGACAGTTTATATACAGTGATTTATATAATTGTCAACATAGAAAGAAGAAAAAATTATGAATTATAAATTTAAAACTAAACCTTACGCACATCAATTAACTGCGTTAGAAAAATCGTGGGATAAAACCGAGTATGGTTATTTCATGGAAATGGGAACTGGTAAATCAAAAGTGTTAGTCGATAATATGGCTATGCTGTATGATAAAGGTAAAATAAATGGGGCCATTATTGTAGCACCAAAAGGTGTTTATAGAAACTGGTTTTCACAAGAAATTCCAAATCATTTAGCTAGTCACATACAACCAAAAATGGTACTGTGGACTGCTTTAACTTCAAAGACAAAGGATAAAGAGTATCAATCATTATTTGAAACAGGACATGACCTTCACATCCTTATTATGAATGTTGAAGCGTTAAGTACTAAAAAAGGATTAGCTTTTGCAGCTAAGTTTATGAGTTGTCATGAAACAATGATTGCAATTGATGAGTCTACTACAATTAAAAATCCAAATGCTAAAAGAACTAAAGCTATTTTAGCTTTAGGTAAAGCTGCTAAATATAGAAGAATACTTACAGGTTCTCCTGTAACTAAATCACCATTAGATTTATATACACAGTGTGGTTTTTTAAATTCTTTTTTACTAGGCTTTGATTCTTTTTATGCTTTTAGAAATAGATATGCCAACATGATAGATAGAAATTTTGGTGGTCGTAGAGTACAATTAATTGGTAGTTATAAAAGACTAGATGAATTAGCTACTAAATTAAAAGGTTTTTCCTATCGTGTATTAAAAGAAGATTGTTTAGACCTGCCAGAAAAAGTATATATTAGACGTGAAGTTGATCTTACAGATGAGCAAAGTAAAGCATATGCTACTATGAAATCCGCGGCCCTCGCTTCTCTAAAAGGTAAGATGGCTACAGCGCCTCATGTATTGACGCAAATGATGCGATTACACCAGATAACTTGTGGTCATTTAAAAAATGATGATGGTACAATAACAGAAATTAAAAATAATAGATTAAAAGAACTTGTTAATTTACTTGATGAAGTTGAAGGTAAAGTAATTATATGGGCTAACTATGTTCATGATATAGAGCATATTGTTAAAACTATTAGTGATGAATTTGGAGAAGAATCTATAGTACAATATTATGGCGCAATTCCGGCAGAAGAACGTCAAGAAAATATAGAAAAATTTCAAGATCCAGACTCTAAAGCTAGATTTTTTATAGGTAATCCACAAACCGGTGGCTATGGTATTACTTTAACTTGTGCTAATACTGTTGTTTATTATTCTAATGGTTATGATTTAGAAAAAAGATTACAATCAGAAGATAGAGCACATAGGATAGGTCAAGAGAAATCGGTAACATACGTAGACTTTATAGCACCAAAAACTGTAGATGAAAAGATAGTAAAAGCATTACGTAAAAAAATGAATATCGCTAATGAAATTATGGATGAAGATTGGAGAGAATGGATTTAATATTATTACATGAAGGAATATATCAATTAGTTAATGTAACTCCGCAATTAATTGCAGGTGAAACTTGGACGGATTGTTTTGATCTATGTAATATTGTAAGAAAAAAACTTACATTATACGATCAAGAAATAAATAGATATGTATTAAAAGATGGTCGTTTCTTTTTTGGTTGTATATGTAACTAGGATTTTCTAAGACAAAAGTATTTTTTGTTAAAAATTATAATAGGTCTACTGCTTTTCCAATAATTGGTTTATATTTAGTTTTCTTTTCTTCTCTATAGGCTCTCATATATTGATGCCTAGGATTAAAAGGTACGTAGCTTGCGTGGATCCATCCGCTGTTGGGTTGTCCGGGTGTGTAGTATTCGAGAATCAATTGATCTGTCTCTAAATTTTGTTTTACCCAATCAGCAACTTCAGCGTTGTCGACTCCCATACATTCGAAGTCAACCGCCTCAGCTTTGCAGTGTTGCGAACTGATCGAACTGCCGATTGCAATACAAAGTTCCGGTGAACGGTATCCTGACGTCACCTTAACTCTACCAAATTGGTCACGCACTGGCTGTAAAATATTTTCACACAATGCTTTTAATTTATCTATTTGATCGGCGTTAGGTTCGTTGTCAATACCTTTACGTATTGCTGTATCTGATTTTGTTAATTCTTGTAAACTAAAATTTCTACTAAGTTGCATATTTACTCCTATCTTACTAATACATCTAACACGAAGAGTGTAGTTGTTCCCGCAGCTACTAAAAGAACCCAATAGAACTTGTCTATCTTACCGCCCAATTTCTCGACGTCTTCGTGAATATGTTTAAGGTCTTGCTTGTTCTTAGCAATTTCTTTTCTAATTCCAGTCATGTGTCCGTAAAGTGATATGATATGTTCCCTTGTGTTTTTAGGTTCTATAGCCATTAGCTTATTTGCGTTGGATTTTGTTTTCTTTTTGCTGCAGTATATCTTTTTTCTAAAGGATCTAAAAACATTTCTTCAGAAATAGTTAGGCCACTGACAGGGCTGACGCTACCGAATTGATTACCAGTATTTAATGTTGCATCTGGCATAGGTGGTAAGCCTGTTGTGTTTAGTTGTGGTAGTTCGGGTAATGCAGATGTTGATAGTGGATTAATAAGATTAGGAAATTCTCCTTCTAAAGGCATTACTTCTAATGCGTTTCTTATTTTATCTATTACTGGTTCTGCTGCATTATATGGATTTGTAATTCCTAAATTTCTAGCGTTGTCTTCAAATAAATTTATAACGTTTTTTGATGGTGTAAATGGTCTAAACTCTCCCTCAGATAAAAAATTATAAGCAGCACCTGCTCCTCTAGAATCCATACTTTCATCTATAGCGCCTTCGTTCATTCCTAAAATTTTAGCAGCATTTATATCTTTATACATTTCTCTATTAACATTAAATGTTGCTCTGTTTGCATTTATATATGCATCAACAATTTCTTCTGGTGTAATAGGTCCACCTTTTAATGCAGCTGATGTAAATAATCCTCTTGAATCTCTAATACCTTTTTGAAATTGATTAATTTTATATTTAATAGATTTTTCAGGATCTACATCTACTCTTCTTAATCCTGCAATACCTAACAATTCATTACCTAATTCATACTCATTTCCTCTTTCGTCAAATCTACCTTCACTATCTACAGGAATCATAGATAAACCTAGTCTACCCAATTGTTTCCAATTTAAAGGAGCTTGTGCTTCTACTAAATGACTTAAAGCTTTAAACATTTTATCTCCAGTGCTATCTTGATCATTCCAAATTTTTCTACCTTCACTAGTCATACCATTTCTACCTAACACAGGAGCTACATCTTGTAACGACTTAGTCCAAATAGCTTCTGTAAAAAACGGTGATCCAATTTCTTTTGTAGATTCTATAAGACCTAATAAAAAATCATCCATGATTCCATCTTTATCTCCTTCACCATTTTGTACTGCATTGATTACAGTTTGTATGGGTCTAGTTAAAGTATCAT